AATCAAAAAGATTATCACCAAATCTTATTGCTTGTGTGTTGATAGCTCCAAAATCTTCAATGGTAACTATGTCAAGGTATCTTTCTCCATCAATACGTCTAACCCTTAAATATCCGTCATCTTTGCAAATATTGTCTTTGATTGCTTCATAAATATTTGAATCATATGCATCAACAATCCAGTTGCAAGTTCCTGATGTGCTTGTTATATATCCAATTTGAAACTGCTTTCTTGTATCACCAATCTTGGTATTATATAAAGAAAGAACATTCTCAAATCTTTGTGAATATGTATATGAACTGTTAGATTCAACTTGAACTGGCACATCATACAACCAAGAAATATCTTCTACACAGTACACTTCTTTATTTTTATTGAAATCCACATTGATTTCTCTGATGTCACCTCTCCACCATTCAGCTCCATCCTTATAGATCGTGATGATTGCTCTTTCAACACAAGCATCATAGTTCATGTTTTCATATGGAACTTTGAATGTGAATTCACCTGCTGAACCAATTGCCTGTGACAGAACTGAATCATATATTGTGTACTTATCATCAGCAGGATAATATAATGGTGTCTCATCAGTGCTTGATAATGGTTGAATATTAACTTCAAAAATCATAATGAACCAATCCTCAATTTAACATCCACATGGAATGCACCTGCAAAATGAAGTGTGACCTCTGTGTCTCCTCCAACAAGTAATGAAGGAAAATAGTTTCTTCCATTTCTCAATGTGTATGTTCTGTTTGATGCTGTCACAGTTGCGTTTCCAATTATGTCTGACACTTGGAATGTTGGTGCAGAAAGCATTGAACCACTTTCAATGGTCAAGTCTTCAACTCCATCAACATCAAGATTCCCCATAATTAGTGTTGAGCCTGTCTCAAAGTTGAATAAATCCCACACCCAAGGCTCAGAATAGCTCTGCCAGTAATACTTATAAGGCTCTGCCTTTGGCATTGTGATTTTGAATGTTCCAAGTTCCCTTGTTCTGTCAAAGTCTTGAATATATACTCGACCTCTCCAATACCACTCTAAATCATTGTCAAGAGTGATTCTGCATATTCTTCCATGCACTTTATTCCTGAAATCTGAAATGATTCCATCCCATTTTCTTCTGACATTCAATCCACCAACCTCAAAAGAAAGTTCTCTCTCTTTGAATATTGGCCTTCCTGATACAGTCTCTGATATGTCAATCAGCCCTGTTCTGTATGGAACATCAATGTATGTGGTCTCTTGCACTGGATCACTTATATAATTATTGTTACCAAGTGCAAGTCCCCAAGTGTTCAAAGTGTGGTATGTCATTCCAGTATCTTCAACATATATCTTGAATCCGTTTGTCAATGCATTCATTTATCTATTTCCACCTCTGATTGCTATCTTTCCAAGCGCATTGTTCATTCTTGAAGCTGTTCCACCAACAAGTGTGTTTCCGTCAAGATACAAGTTCTGACCACTTGCAAGATAAGGAAGATATGTCTCAAGTAATGAAGTCAGTTGTGAGTTGTTAGAACCTCCACCACTATTGGTCAATGGTTGAACTGTTGCTTGTCCATTCTGCACAGAAAGAAGCTCTGCTCCTGCCTCACCCACAATTGCAGTTCCTTGTGTTACTGTTCCACCTTTGGCCAACATTGGAATCTGTAGGATTGTAGGTATTCTTGCCTGCCAAGAACCACCACCAAGTGATTTTGGAAAATCAATCTTCAATGAATTGACCTTCTCAATCATAGAGTTGATTGCATCAATAAATGAATTCACATATGCAATAATAGTGTTCAATGGTTTCTTTACAAGTTGAGCTATCTGCTCCCATATTGACTTGAATGTTGCTTTGACATTGCTCCACAAGTTAGCCCAGAATCCCTTGAAATCTCCCCAAGCCTTCTTCATTCCATCAATGACTTCTGTGTTCTTTTTCTGCGTCTTTTCAGCCCATTCTTCCTGTTGTTTGAGATTATCCTGATAAGAATCTTTTATTTTCTTGATCATTGTGTCCCAGGCAGTCTTGACAGCATCTGCTGCTTTTGTCATTGCTGCTTTTACTTCATCCCAGTGTTTGATAAGTTCATATATTGCTACACCTAAAAGTGCCACTGCTGCAACAATAGCAGTTATTGTAAGAACAATAGGATTTGCAAGTAAAAATGTCACAGCACTCTGAAGAAAGCCAATAGCAGTTGTGACAGTTGTAATCAATGCAGGTAATTTTGTTATCAGTCCAATCACCCCACTGATTGCACTTGATATTCCTGCAATCGTCAATGCAATTGGTGCTATACTTGCAATCAATAATGCAACAACTGTTATGAATTTCTTTGTTCCGTCAGAAAGATTAGAAAATGCTTTAACCATATCTGTCAATTTCTGAATAACAGGTGTTACAATTGGCAACAATGCCTGCCCAAACTCAGCAGAAAGTTCTTTCACAGCTTCTTGTAATGTTCTGACACTGTTTGCTGTGCCTCCTGAAGTGTTTGCAAAATCACCTTGAGCATTTGAAGTCTTATCAAGAACATACTGGTATCTCAACATGACCTTTTCAGATTCAGTCATCTTTGCTGTTGTTTTTCCAAATCCATTCTGCAAAGCATATGCATCCAAGTTTGTCTGTGTCATTACAACACCCAAACTCTTTAAGGATTCTGTCTCACCAGTGAAGATTCCCTTGAGTGCATTTGTTGCTGTGTCAAGTCCAATGTTTTTGAATGAAGCCAAGTCTCCTGCAAGTCCAACAAGTGCTGTTGACATATTTGCCGCTTCTCTTTCAGAGATTCCCATTGATGTTCCCATATCTCCAAAAAGTGCAGCCATATCAAGCGCTGTGCCTTTTGCAATTCCATATGAATCAAGTGTTGTTTCTGCAAATTCTTTTACTGAATCAGCAGATTTTCCAAATGAAACCTCAACCTTGTTGTTTGCCTCCATCAAGTCAGATGCTGCACTGACAGCAGCAGTTCCAAGAGCAGTGATGACTGCTGTTGCAGGTGCCATTGTTCTTGCAACCTTTGAAGCTGAATCAGACAGTTTGTCTGCTTTTGCCTTTAAGCTTTCGAGTGAAACATTGCAACTACTTGCTTGTTTGGATAATGTTTCAAGCTCTTTCTCACAAGAAATGATTTCTCTTGTGAGTGCATCATATGCTTTTCTTCCTTCATCTGTGTCAAGATTCTTTGAAGCTTCAGCTTGTGCTTTCTTCAATGCATCTAACTTTGTTGTTGTCTCATTTACTGCATTGGAAAGAAGTTTCTGCTTCTGTGCAAGAAGCTCTGTGTTGCCTGGATCAAGTTTCAACAACTTGTTGACATCCTTCAGTTCCTTTTGTGTGGAACCAATCTCTGAATTGACTTCCTTCAGCGCCTTACTCAGTCCAGTTGTATCAGCGCCTAATTCAATTGTTATTCCTCTAATCTTGGTTGATGCCATAATCAATTTCACCTTTTAGAAAACCTGCCAGTGTTCCTGGTTTGGCTTTTATAGGATATTTTTCATTGTCATTTGCTTGTTCGGTACACATATCAAAAATCATTCCCATTGTCATCTCATCAAGGTCTTCTCTTGATAGTCTGAGCTGTGCGCACCTTAACATGAATATAGCGCCATTAGGCTCTCTGTCCCTTGGCGCTACTTTTTTTTTGCAGTTGAAGTTGTCTGATTATTTAATGACCATAAGTCCAACAGAACTGGAAGAATCTCATAAATGGAAAACATTCCAAATTCATCCAACCATGCATCAGGGCTGTCAGGGACATTCTCTGAATCATAGTGTCTTGCCATTACCCAAGCACAGTTCTCAAATATCTCAAGGTCTGCAATCTGCAACTGCTCCTGTTCTTTTTCTTCATCAGATTTCTTTGACTTGGTGACTTTGTTGAATGCCTTTGAAAGCTTGTTCATATCAGCAATCATATCCTTCCCAAGCCAAGCACGATAGAGTCGTGGAGTCAAGGCTGATGCCTTGAACCCCACTTCTTTTCCATCAATGATTATTATCTTATTCATTATACTTCCCTCCTAATTAGTAGTTATAAACTGATGTATGCCAAGTTGATAAAGTTGATGAATCAGTTGTATCAGTTGACATTGCCATGATGTTTCCATCAGTGAGCGCTACTGCTGAAACTGTCAAAGTCTGAGTTGTAGGTGTTCTCTCTTCCTCTGTTGTTGAGTATGATCTTGAAGGCTTTGTGAGAGTACAGTTGTATAAAACAAACTTTGTTCCAGTCACATCACCATCCTCTTCAAACGTCATTGCAAATGACTTTGGAGCTGATGTTCCAGTCTCAATGATTATTCCATTGCTGTCTTTTGTATATCCAAGGATAGAAGTGAATACTTCTTCAGGAATAAGAGCAACAGAAAGATCTCCCTGATAACCATTATTAGATGATGTCTGATAGTAAACCATGTTGTCAGCATAGAACTTTGAAATCTCACTCTGTGCATCAAGTGAAAGTGAAACTGTTCCAGGCACATTGATTGCAGTGCCATATGTTGGAACACCTGCTGAACTTGTTGCAGTTATTGGAAAGAAATGCACATTCTTAATACCAAATTTAACTTTGTCTGCCATGTCTTGTTTTCTCCTTATATTGTTATTTCATAAACGATTAAAAAGCACTTTTCTGAGTTGATATAGTCCTCTGTTTTATTCCAGATTATATTGTTCTCATTCAGTGCAGTTTCAATCAATGTCTCGGACACTATGTCCTTGTTGCGTGTGTACAGTTCAATTTCAACTCCTTGCAATTTCTGATACACTCTATTATCTGCTAAGAAATTATTTGTGTTTGTCTCCAAATAACAAATGAATGGAAGTTCAGGAACCTCATTCTCTTTCCAAGCATAGTAAGTGACTTTATCAGTAAACGCATCTATTGAATTGAGCATTTGATAAACATCTGTTATTGTCATTTTAGTTCTTTCTCCAACTCTGCCATGAATTTCTCTTCAGCATTCTCTGCTGCTTGAAGTATATGTGGATATGCTTTTGTTTTTGACCTTCCACCTTTACTGGATGTAATAGCATGACCTCTTTCAAGAAGATGTGTCAGTTGATAATGTGATTTGTTGTGAATTGTGGCAGTTTTATATTTGCTTCTCTTGGTAGTTGAAACTTTCCAGTCCTTGTTGTATTCCTTCCAAGAACCCCACTTTCCACTGCCTGGAGGATTTGCATTTCTCAGTTCCTCAAGAGTTGCTGTTGAAGTTGTCTTGAGGGCCTGTTCAATCTGCTCATCAGTTGCCCCTTCAAACTCTTCCAACATATCTGAAATTGTTCTTGATAATTCATCAACACTTATCTTTTTAGACATTAAACTCCTGCCTTCTTCTGAACATATAACTCAATCATGTCATTGTCCGTCATGTATGTTCTATAAACACCATAGCGCTGACCATTATATTCAATCACTTCTTCATCATTGTAGTCATATAAAAACATCACAAATCTGTATGAAGGATTGATGTTGTTTTTTCCTGCATTGTGCCATTCAGTACCAGTCACAGAACCAATCTTGGCATATACGTCTTTTCTTGTTTCTGTTTCAATCTGCTGTCCAATGCTATCCTTGGTATATGTATGACTTAAAAGAGTAATAATACACGATTTATCCATGATTTATACTCCCCAAGTTGTATAACCAGTTGCCATTGTCAATTGTGCTTTCTGCTCATCATATGACAGTTTCAATCTCTCATAATCTGAACCACAGTCCCCAAAATGCAACTTGCAATATGTACACACAGCTCTGATGATAAGTGCATCTGTTTCAGTTGTTGTTGTGACACCTGCAATGCCCAAATCCAAATATGCAGCACTAATCAGATCACCTAATTCAGCATCAAATGCATCAGTCATTATGCGAAGCGCCATTTTTACTTTTGCTAACATTTGCAATTACCTCTAAAAAATTAGGGAGCATGATATTTCACACACTCCCCTTGTTATTATTTCTTTGCGATTTTCTTTGGTGCAGGTTTCTTGTCTTCAACAAGTTCCATTCTTCTCTCATCAAAGTTATCTACATCAATGATGTCTCCTACTTTGTGAACCCCTGCATTATCAAAGAAAACAACCTTAACAATGACCTTCATATAGTCACCTCGTTAATTATTTCTGAATCTTAACGAAAGCCTTTGGAGCAACAACTCCATGACCAACAAACTCTCTACCAACAATCTTAACAAGGTCTTTCTCTGCAAGAGAATTCTCATCAAGCTTGAATGTGATGTCATCTCCGTTAGGGAAGTTGCACTGTGCGCCATAACCAAAATCACCAACGATTGCATATGTATCACCTACTGAAGCAGCGCTGAATGCCTTGATTGTGTTGTTGAATAATACTGGAAGGCCTTCAAAAGGATCAACAGCATAGTTTCCTGCATACTGAACTGCCTTGAATGCTGCCCATGTTGCCTTGTTCATAACGATAACAGGTGAAGCAGCCTGGTCTGAAAGCTGTGCAATTGCGTTTGCAACTGTACCAAGTGCAATTGTGTTCTCTGTGATTTCAGGAACAACAGGTGATGTTGAAGAACCAGTTGAAGTACATGCTTCAATGTCAGCAATGATGCTGTCAGCAGCTTTCTTTGCAATCTGGTATGCAACTTCATTGTAAACATAGTCAAGGAATGCATAACCTCTCATGTCAAGAACCTCATCTGAGATTGTGATCCATTTCTTGATTGATGCAGGAACAAGTGTTACTGTACCAAGAACAAGTGTCTCCTCAGCAGGAGCATTTGTGCCTTCTTCATGAATAACAGCACCAGTTGAGCTGATTTCAAAACCAACCTTGAGATTTCCCTGAAGATATGACTTCTTAACAAGAGCCATAATTCCCTCTTTGTCCCATGCAGTCTTAACGATAGACTCAACAAGTTCAGGAACTGCTACTGTTCCTCCAGTTACGTTCTCAGTGAGTAATCCTCTGCACTCTGCATCATTTCCAGTCTTGATGTACTCTACAAATGCATCAATGTATTCTGCTGTGTTTCTTACTTCAATATTGTTCATTGTTTTTCTCTCCTCTAATTCAAAAGTTTTAACCACTGCAACAGGCTCTTCTCCTGATGCGATTCTGTCTGCAAGAGCTTTGCGCTCCTCTGCTTTTGCATTGATTTCTGCTCTTCTTGCCTCGATAGCATTAACCTCTTCCTTCAATGCTGCAAGGTCAGCCTCAGGTGCATCCATCTCTGCTTTGATTTCTGAAAGTCTTGTTTCAGTCTCTTCATAAGTCATAGATAAAATGTCCATGTTCTTTTCTCCTTATAAACTCATTAAATATGTCTTTAAACTGATGTATTCTCTGTCTCTCTGTCTCTGCTCTTCAAGAAGTCTCTCCGCTTCTGCTTTTGCAATCACTCCGTCACAAAATCCCCTTGCAGAAATCTCTGTTGCATCATTAGCTGGTAATGATACAGCCGATACATCATATAATTTGCCGATTTTGTGGATTGTACGCAGATAGACTCTCTTTGAACCTTCTTTCAGTTCGTCAACTGAATCTTGTTCAACTGTGAAACCAAATGACATTTTGGATGTATATCCACCTTTGATTTCCTCATAGAGTTGTCTTCCAATCGTAGTTCCTGACAAATCAGCTTCTATCAACAAACCATGTTCATCACTCTGTAATGACAAGGTATTATTGCTCATTCTTGCGAACACTCTGCCCTCATGATCATATTGCATTATGACATCTGACATATCACATTCATCAAATGCTGTTGGAGCAACTTGTTCTCTTATCTCACTTTTATCATCTCCAAATAAAATGTATGGATCATTGTATGTTGTTGCATATCCTCTAACAATGCAACTCTTCTCTTCATCTTCTACTTCTTTGACTTCAAGCATCATATTTCTGTACTGTCTGCCATTTTTGATTTTTTCTAATACGTCAGCCATTTTGACCTCCTGTCATTTCCTCATCTTCATCCTCGTCTTTGATTGCATTTCCTTCATCATCAATCATGTAATACTCACCTCTGATTGTGGCAACATCACCACCATCAATAGGAGGAAGATTCCAAATCTGTCTGATTTCATTCCTGGTCATTATTCCTCTGTCAGCCATCTGACTTGATACTCTCAACTTGTCTGAGTTGCTCAAGTATTGTAGTCTGTTAGCTGTTGCCATTATTGAAGCACCATATGCTCTTTCAGTGTCTGTATATAGCATCTTGGAAAGAACATCTGACAACTGAATGCTGAACACTTCAATACAACCTTCATAGAATGCTGACCAAGTATCACCAAATGCTTTATTCTGAAGAACATCCTCATTCACTCCAAAATAGTTGAACACATTGGTTTTGATAAGTTCCATCTGTGCAGAATCAACTGTGAATGGTGTTGAATGAATCTGCTGAATGTTTGTATATGTGTTAGGGAACAACAGCAATCCACCACCACTTGACTCTGAAGAAAAGTTCTCATCAGAGAAGCGCTGTCTTTCTTTTGCAAGGTCTGAAGCTTTTGCAAAGTTTCCTGCCTGTGCCATAAATCTATATGTGGCACTGTTTTTGATTGCTTCTGTGATTCCCTGATTCTGCATATCAATCAGTTTCATTGTGTCTGCCAATGCAGTGTTTGGTGTTCCAAAAATATCATCTTTGTACTGGTATTTTGTAAGAACTCCACACATTGACATCTCAACTGCTGCACTCTGTCCATTTGAGAATGTATATCTCAACCAAGGCTCACCATTTGCTTGAACTATTTCACACTGTGATGGAAGAACTGTGAACACTCCAACAGTATCTCCATGTGTATCTAAAACTGGGACAATAAATGCTGTTGAATGCATATCAAGGATTGTTGATGTTCTATACAGAAACTGTCCCCAAGTCTGAAAGCTGTTAGGTGCCTTTGACAACTTGGTCTTCAGTGTTGGTTTTGCATTGCCAAGAATCTCAATCTGTAATTTACTGATGTGCCTTGCTCTTGCATCAATTGCTGACCGAACAAGCTCACTCTCATACAGATTTCCTCCCCAGTTTTTGAATACTGGTGAATAAGCAGTCAATGTCTTCCAATATCCCTGCATTTGTTTTGTCTGCTCTTTTTTAGTGAATAAAGAATCAAATAAACCCATGTCACTCCTCGTTTACAAGCTGACTTCCTATCTCACCAAACCACTTCTGTCTGACTGTCATTGCATCTGCAAGTGCAGCCATTCCATCAATATGATCTGTTTGATTCAGCTTGACTAATTTCCCTCTGTTTCTCTCAACACTGAACTTGATTGCAGAATTGAGCATATGTATTTTCAATAGGTCATTGTTACCTATATGAATCAATCCATCTTTCATCATGCCTTCAAACTCCATCAGCACTGGATAGAGATTGTCACCTTGATACACATCATCCATATGAAATCCATATGTCTGCATATCTTGTACAAGGTATTGAGCAGAATATCTATCATAACCAACTTGTAATGGATATATTTCATATTTCTCTACCAGTTCGACAAACCAATTGAAGCAGTCATGATAATCAACATAATTGTCACCACTGGCATTCATTAAGCCTTTGGTAATGTATATGTCATAAGGAAGTCCATCTCTTTCAGAAGCATTCTCAATTCTTTCTGATGGAAGAAAGAACTTACTGAAAATATAGAGTTGTTTGTTCTTCTCAATGACTATGCAACAGGATGTCAAGTCAGTTGTTTGTGACAAGTCAATTCCTCCAACACAATAACAACCTCTGAAATCCTCAAGACTCAATTCATCACCATATGACTTTTCAATCACCTGTGAATCAAGCCAGGCCTGTGAACTGTTTTGTTTTATGTTGCAGTATTTTGTCATAAACTCAGCCTTCTTGCTGAGCGAACCTTCTGCAACAGCAATCTCTTCCAAAAGATAGTCAACTGTAACTGACACTCCCATATTTGGATTTGATTTTCTTAATTCATTGATGTCATTCCATTTTGAAACATCATCAATCATATAGAAAAAAGGCAACAATCTCTTCTCTTTGGAATCGCCAAGAAGAACCCTTGTGCCTCTTTTTACTAATTCATCATATATTGAACCACTGACATATCCAGCAGTTGAACAGGACAACAGAATTCCTTCAGGCCTTGCTCCCATTCCTGACTTCATGACCTCATACTGTTTTAAACCTTGGTCCCCCTGCCATGAAGCAACCTCATCACATATTGTTAGAGATGGATTGAAACCATCTGATTTTTTAGCGCTAAAAGCTATCTTTTTGACTGTGCTATTCGTGGCAGGAAGATACAAGTCCGTCATCCTGTGACGTTCAAGTGTATTATCATCAAACTTCTTGCCATTTTCATCTTTTTGTTCAGATGCTTCTTTTCTTTCTTGCCAATCAGGATCAAGAAGGCACATTTGCCAAATATCATTGTAAATGATGTCAGCCTGGTCTAATTTAGGCGCTAAACAGTAAACCCTTGAACCATAACCTCCATCAATAGTCCATTCATATTTTCCGATTGCTGCTGCAAGTAATGACTTACCATTTTTTCTTGACACAATCAGGACAACTTCCCTGAATTGTCTCATATTGGTTTTTGGATCAAGTAAACCATACAAGCAACTCAAAAAAGCCTTCTGCCAAAGCTCAAGCTTCAAATATCCTGGTGCCAAGACTCCTTCACAGTGAAAACAATGTGATTCTATCCATTCAATAGCATCATTTGCTTTCTTTTGGTCGAAAATATATGTCTTTTCCTCTAATCCCTTGATAATTTGTTGATAGAGAAGCTCAATCCACCTTCCAACAGGTATACTTCCGTCTTGAATCCCTTGATAATACGTCAATATGTAGTTTTCTGTACTACTTTTGCTCTTTCCCATTTACTCAGAATCTTTTGCCTTAATTCTTGCTATATATTTTTTTGTACTCCTCACCCATCGGTCTCCCCAACCCTCTTTTTCAAGCAAATTAGGGGGATATAATGGTGACTCTTCCCTCATCATCAACAGTGAAACGTCTGTTTCTTTTGGTCTGATAGAAGTCTGAATGCTCTTTTGCGTGACAATCTCTGCATAAGGC